GTTATGAAAACCGAAAGAATTTTTAAAAATTACATTTTTGTATTTTCTTTTAGAATGTTGTAATTTTGTAATTTCTAATAAATATAAAAGTGAAACTAAGCAATCAACAGGTAAAAAGATTAAAAGAGCTCTACAGAAAAAAGGGGAACATTACTGAGGCTTCTAAAATGTTAGCCACAGAGTTTTGTTTCCCTTACGATGATAAAATAAGACGGCATTGCTCAAGAATTTTGGAGCATTCTAATATAACAAACAACAAGATAAGATTGGAGGATTCGCCTTCTTTTAAAGAAGCCTCTAAGAGAGAGTTGAATAGTAAAAAATACTATATAATAACTTGGGAACAGAATGAAACACCTTTACACAAGGACTTCTTCAATAATATTCTTGCCTACAAGGAATTTTTAGGAGCTGAATTAAGTGTTATTTTGGGTAGATATAAAAACCCAACTTCTGTGTTTACAGATTCAAAGAATGAAAATTGGAATGAGGAAACTCGCCCATATTGGGACGCAAGAGAACACAACATACACAAATACTTAAAAATCCTTGCCAACATTAAAATATCTCCAACACGTAAGTATCCTCTGACAGGTATTCAGGACCTAGCTGATAACAAGACAGTAATTGTGGGTCACCCCAAGTTACACCTGAAAACAGAGCCTACACTTGCTAATTATCCTAACAGAATTATACTAACAACAGGTGCGGTAACAATGCCAAACTATACAGATAGTGCGGTGGGTGTTATTGGTGAGGGTTCTCACAAATTCGGTTTTGTTATAGTTGAAATAGAAGACGATGAGACATTCTTCATTCGCCAAGTTGAAGCAAAAGAAGATGGTTCTTTTATAGACTTGTGTTATCAGGTTGAAAATCAACAAGTTAGTGTTGTGGATAAGGCGTTGGGGTTGATTTGCGGGGACACTCACTTAGGTCATTTAAACCCTGAGATAGATAAGCAGAATGATTTGTTGTGTGAGTTTTTCAATGTTGATAATGTGGTACTTCACGACATTATTGATGGTGAGAGCTGCAACAATCATAAAATAAAATCCGCCATAGAGCAATTCAAACGTTTTGATAAAGGAGAACACTTGATACACAAAGAGTTAGAAAATCTTTCTACTTGGGTTAAAACTAAGTTGAAGTATAAGCCTGTAGTACCTCAAGCCAATCACAACAGCAGATTTGACAGAATTTTAGATGAGGATTGGCGGAAAGATATTCATAATGCTAAGTTCTACTTAGAATTTACCAAAAAGGTTTTGGACGGAGAGGTTCAAGATGGAGTTGTTGCTTATTGGTTAAAACATCATTTTGGAGATGAGGTTATAACCTTAAAACACACAGACAGCTTCAAAATAGGTAAATACGAATGTTCCCAACACGGAGATAATGGCTCAAACGGTGCTAAGGGTTCGCCTGTGACATTTAGAAATCTTGGTATTCCTATCGTGCTTGCGCACACCCACACACCCTACAGGGCTGACGACACGCTCTACGTGGGTACTAATACAGAATTACTCCTTGACTACAATCAGAAAGGTGCAAGTTCCTGGGTCCATTGTAATGTACTGATTGCTAAAAACGGATTGGCTCAACATATAATATTCAACAATTATAAATTTACAACTTTTAAACAATTAAATTTTTTATAACGATGAGAAAATGGATTGTGCGCTTGTTTGCGCTAAATTATGTAGTGAAAATTGGTGGAAAACCTCACAACTTCACTCGTTCTGCTAACTTTATATTCCCTTCATTGGCTTTGACTATGGTTTCTTCGGCTTATCATTGTCCTTATTGGTGGATTGCTCTATTGTTGTTTTTGTTTTTTGCGTTTTTCGGATTTATGTATTTCCGTTTTAAACCTCTGACAAATGATGACATTCGCTATTTTGACGAGCCGCAACTTCAGGCTTGGTGGTTTATAAATAACTACCGATACAAAACAGAACTCAAAAAATACAATGGGTTGTGGGTTGTTCTTATAAATCCTATAGTTTTTATCGCGCTGGTAGTTATTTTGTTTTTACGCTTTTCTTAATTATCTTTGTACAATTGTAATTTGTAAATTGTTGAAAAGATGAACATACAAAATAAATGTTGCTCTGAGCGAGTTATATCTGAAACCCCTTACCGTCCTCAACCTTGCAGACCTGACCCTTGTGGTTGTAAAGGTTTTATAGGCACTGAATGTGTTATCTATGACGGCAAAGGATTTCGGGTGATAAACCTACCTAAAGGTTCTACACTTCAGGACATCTTGGAGTGGGTTGATAATCAGCTTTTTAAGATGATTAATGACGTATTAACATTCCGTAACTTGGGAGATGGTGTTAAGGTTTATAAAGCTCGTTCTGCGGATGGATACTACGACTTCAGGTCACTTAAGTCGAGTAATACCAAAACAGCTGATTTTACTCAGTTAGATGAGGTTATAAATCTTGAGGTTTTTGAACCCCTTCTTAAATATGAGGCAGGTGGAAATATCATTATGTACACCAAGTCTAAAGCGGGCGTTGAGTTAGAGATTTGCCGTATAAAGATTTCTGACATTGCGGGAGATGATATTCATATCAGTAATATCACTACCTCTGATGGAAACCTTGTTTTTACCTACAACAAAACCAAATCTCCAATCACAATACCTATTGCTCGTTTCTTGAGTGATTATTTCGGTACGTCTTTGGAATTGCAAGGTACTGTTTTGAAACTGAAAAGAAGTGGCGGTGATTTATCTGTCGATTTGGCTTCGCTTGCTGTAGATACATACACAACCGCCTTGACTTTAAATCAGCGAACTCTTGTGCTAAAACAGAACAATGGTCGTCAGGATTTAACTGTGGACCTAGCAGCTTTAGCTTCTCCTGCGGCAGTGGATACTTATGTGACAGGTTTTTCATTGAGTGGTAATGTTATTACGCTTTCTCAGAACAATGGGAAACAGCCTATTACTATAGACTTGAGTTCTATAAGTATCAATGGGGATAAGCACGTGACGGGTGTGTCATTTGATGGTCAAACTTATACGTTGGTTATTACTCGCGCAGGCTTGCCAAACATAGAGGTTAATCTTTCCGCCTTAAAACCTGTAAATTCCGATTTTACAGAAGACAAACAGGATAAACCATCGTTTGTTAAGAATAAAAACAAGTATAAAGACATAACTACTGATTACACCATCAACTCTTTAGATAATAACATAAATATCTATATAAAGAATGAAGCTCGTAATATAACGATTACTGTACCGAATGCTTCAACATTGACGAATACTTTAGAGGCTAATAATGCGTTTTTTACCTCATTTACTCAAGTTGGTACAGGTACTGTCACTTTTGTAGGGCAGACACTTATTCCAACAGGTAAGAAGGCAGTGATTGAGGGTCAGGGTCACGTTGCGGCTGTTGAGGCTACAAGGGATACAACTTTCGTTTACGGTAATTTAAAACAAGCGTAATTTTTCTTCAGAAAAGTTTGTGGGTTAAAAATATTTTGGTAATTTTGCCGCGAATTAATAATATTAAAATTTATGACAGCAGAGTTATTAAAAAAGAAAGAAGACATTTATTTAAAAGTCTTAACTCAGTTAAATGAAACGTTTGACCCTGAAAACTTTGACGAAGAGGTAGTTACGAATAGAACATACGCTTCCTCAAACGAGGGAAATTTAGAAAGACCAAGTTTCACATTCAAGCGTTATCTCTATAGAGGAGACCGTTTGTATGTGAAACTTCCTTTATTTTGGGAGAATGATATTCCCAAAGTTGGAACTCAAATCTTAGATTGGGGTTATTCTCTAACTACAATGATTAGTTGGGGAGAAACCTCTACAGAAAAAGAAGACGGCTTAAATAGGTGGAAAGTAGAAATGCGTCTTAAAGGTATAAATCCTGACGAATATGCTCAGGAACGCGCTGATTATGGAACACTTATGCACTATTCGTTCTCACTACTACTTAGCGATTTTGAGTTCAAAAAAGAAACATTTCAGAAAGACTTGTACGACCAAGCACTAACAGATAAAGTGCTTAAAAAATCAAGATTAATTTTCATCATTGACAAGTACTCAATGCACTTGTGGAATAATCTTATCGGTTTTTGTAAATTTATTTCAGATTACAATGTAAAACCAATAGCTACAGAGTTGGTGGTTATGGATAAGAATTTACTTGCTGCTACTCCTGTAGACCTTTTGTGTTATATTGAAGAGCCTGTTAAAATATCGGCTGTTGTTCCCACAGGTGAGTTCTACCAGCGTGATGTAAAAGGTGTAGCTAAGAAAGGAGACCCTAAGACAAAAGCAAAAACCTTTATTGTACCCATAAAGAAAATAGCTATAATTGACTTTAAAGCTGGTACGAAAGGTTTCTACGATGCTTATTACTTCCAACTACAATGGGGTGCTCAAATGCTCAAGCAGACATACGGAATTGAGGCTGAAGTCTTATTCAACTACTCACCAAAAGATGAGATGGGTACAATGTACAAGGTTAAAAAACAAATGGGGAACGAGAAACTAGATACCTTATTCCCTCTATTGCAAGAGACTGCTTGCATACATCTTCTGCATAAATTCAGAAATGGGATTGAAATCTTTAATGACGAATTGGATAATTCTAAGACTATAACCTTTAAAGCTGTAAAACCAAACAAAGGTCAAGAGGGTTACAGAATTGAAGGTGACGAAATTGTCTTAGAAGACGGATACAGATTCAACTACAAGGAAATTTTAGATAAAGATGGCTATACAGAAGACACCGAAGAAGAAGGAGGAAACGAAGAATAAAGTTTTATTCGGGGACACACCTCGCTTTGGTCTTGAAAAGTATAAAGGTTTAAAATCTCGTTACACTTGCCCCTCCTGTGGCAGACATCATTCTTTTGTGAGGTACATAGATAAAGTGACAGGCTTGTACATAGGAGAGCAATTTGGCAGATGTAACAGAGAGACATCTTGTGGTTATCACCTTGTTCCTAAGATTTCAGATTTACCTAAAGACGCTCCACTTGTTGTAAATAACAACGAGATAAAGGAAGAGTTCATAGAGAAAGATTTTATTAATGTTATTGATTCTAAGTTTGTGATTAAGAGTTTGGAGGAAACTCTAAACTCTTTCACCTACTTTTTATACAATAACTTTCCTAAAGAAAGTGTTGATTTAATAATTAAGAGATACTATCTCGGAACTACAGACAAATGGGGTGATAGGGCTGTTATATTTTGGCAAATAGACCAAGATTACAACAGCAGAACAGGTAAAATAATGCTGTACAATAGGGAAACAGGTAAGAGAGTTAAAGAACCAATCAACAGAATAAGTTGGGTTCATAGACCAAACAAAAGCTGTGAATATGGAAATACCTATGATTATAACTTGTCACAAGTGTTTTTTGGAGAACATTTGGTAAATACACCTAATGTGGATACATTTCACATAGTAGAAAGTGAAAAAACTGCTGTGATATGTTCTATAATGAAACCTGAAAGCTATTGGTTGGCTACGGGTGGATTAAACAACATAAAAGGTGAAAAGCTGTTACCTTACGCAGATAAGAAACTAATATTTTATCCAGATAAGGGAGACGCTTTCAACAAGTGGCAAGCAAAGTTATCTGAATTTATAGGTGAATATGACATAGAGGTTAGTGATTTTCTCGAAAAACAAAAAAATGTAAAAGAAGGAGAAGATATGGCTGATTACTTACTTAAAAAACTCAAACAAAGAAATGGGACTAATAACAAAGGCGGTTGATTTGGTGAATGTTGCTGTGAGGCAAATTCAAAGGTATCAAACACACGAGGACGCGCCTATAAAAACACGTTTTGAACATTTCAACGCCAATGCTCTTGGTGGTATTTTCAAAGGGAATATCATAACAATTGGTGCTATTTCGGGCTCAGGTAAGTCTTATGTTTTACAACAGATAGAAGAAGATATGTTTAATAAACAGTTAAATCCCAGTTGTGATGATTATGTGCTGCTTAGGTGTAACTGGGAGATGACTGTTTTTAAACTGCTTATTCGGAAGTTAAAACGAAAACTTAGGAAATCTGCTACCGAGATACTTTTTAAATCACCTGAAGGTGATGATTTAAACAGATTTAAAGATGTGTGTGATAGCGAAAGGTCTGATAAAATTTTCTACTTAGAAGACCCTACTGACCCTAAAACTTGGTACGATGCTGTTCGTGCATTTTTAGAAGAAAATAAACATAAAAAACACGTGGTGGTTACAATCGACCACATTGCGTTAGTTCGTGATGTTTTCGGTAGTAAAAAGACCGCTATGGACACTTTAATTGAGAATATCAATATGTTAAAAAAGGAATTTGTAAATGTTTCTTTTATAATATTGTCTCAATTAAACCGAGATATTGAAAATAGGACGGATATACAGAATTTAGCACCAAAGCGTTCAGACTTGTACAACTCGGATACAATCTTTCACATCTCAGATATTGTCCTTGTACTCCACAATCCTTTTAAACTGGGTCATAGTCTTTATATGAACATACCAGGTTTGGCTGTGGACTCTGAGGGCAATACGTTAGACAATAGGTACGCCCACCTACACGAGTATATGGAGCGGGTTGATAACAAATGGACGCACTTTTTGACTGCAGGGAATGTATTTTGGCACTACCTTAAGGTTCGTGAGCTTGAGGACAATTACATTGACATAGCTGTTGAGCCTTTCTTACTATCAGACGGAAGAAGATTGACAGCGTCAGTTAATACGGCAGGTTCAAAACCTCAAGACACTAAAACTAAGAAAAAGGAAAATATGCCTGATTTATTTGGCGATGACGAAGATGACGATGTTCCTTATTAGTTTAAGTTGTAGGTTGTAAACACTCATTAGTGTGACCTAAGTTTAATTTAGGTTATCTTTTAACATATTGGTTTTTTTAACTTACTATAAATCAGGCGGTACGGTAAAACACCGTATCGCTAATTTGAATGGGATTCTTCCAAATGGTTTGTTGTGATGAAGGGTGTCCGCATTACAGACATCCTTTTAAACAACTGAAATTTTTCAATTGCGGATGATGTACTTTCAAATCACCCCATCTTATATTTTAAATGCGTCATTAGTGATGACGGTGTGATAATCAGAAAGTTAATTTATCCCAATGTGATTAGTTTATAAAAAATGGTTGTTTTTGCAACTTTTTTGGTTGTTATAAATAATTATTAAAATTTTATTTATATTGTGTATTATGAAAAACGAAATTAAAATTTTTGAAAATCCTGATTTTGGTCAGGTGAGGGTGATTATCGAAAATGGTGAACCCTTGTTTGTAGCTAAAGATGTTGCTGTGTTGTTAGGTTATCAAAACCCAACAGAAGCTATTGCAACTCATTGTAAATCAGGCGACATAGAGAAACGCTATGTCGCTCATTTGAACGGAGTAGGTGGTACAAAGTTACAGGTCATAAAGGAAGCTAACTTATATAGGTTGATAATGCGTTCTAAATTACAGAATGCTGAAAAGTTTCAAGATTGGGTTGTTGAAGAAGTACTTCCATCAATTCGTAAAACAGGTAGCTACTCGATAAAGCCGATGTCTCCCGCTGAGATAATTATTGCACAGGGGCAAGCCCTTTTGGCATTAGAACAAAAACAATTAGAGTTGCAGGAAGCTCAAAACAGACAAGCGAAAGACATTGAGTACTTGAAAACAAAAGCGGTTCACAGACCTGATTATTATTCTATAATAGGTTTCGCGAACAAAGTGAAAATCAAGGTGGGTTTAGAGAAGGCTAAGAAACTTGGTAAAATGTGTGTGAAACTCTGCAAGGAAAAGGGTTATACAACAGAGAAAATTGATGACCCTCGTTTTGGTTACATTCGCACTTATCCTCACGATGTCCTTGAGGAGATTTTTGCAAAAGAGTACAATATAAGTTTCGACTAGTCTGTTTTAAGTCCAAAATGAAAAAAGATGTTTATTTATTAGACATAGAGGTTTATAGAAATTTATTTTTTGTAGGTTGTAGAAATTATAGAACAAAGGAGGATTTAACATTTGAAATGTCTCCGAGAAAAGACCAACGTAAAGAACTATATGAGTGGTTATCCAACTACAATGGTTTTATGGTTACATTCAATGGTCAGCACTATGACGAGGTTGTTCTTAAATATTTTTTAAAACAATACGATGAAGAATTTGCCTATTGTTCTACTTCCAACCTTACCTTTTGGATAAAACAAATGTCTGACAAGGTGATTGGTGAAAAATATAATGATTACAAAGAATACAAGTGGTTTAAGACAGGTTGGACTTCTATAGACTTAATGTGTTATTGGTCTAGGGGCTTAAGGATTTCTAAACATATTAGTTTGAAAGCGTTGGCTATTCAACTAAATTATGACGAAATCCAAGAGTTGCCTTACACTCCTGATTATGTGTTTAAGACGAATGAGGAGATAGAGTGGTTGATACGCTATAATATGCGTAATGACTTGGGTGTGTTGGAAAAACTGTACGTCAAGATGCGTGGTGATGTTGAATTGCGTCACTACCTGCTCAAGGAATACAAAATTGAGTGTTGGAGTATGGACGCGCCTAAGATTGCTTCAGAATACTTACTTGAGGACTATTGTAGAAAAACATATAACAAAGATAGTGGGGTTTCTTATTGGGAGTATAAAAGGGAGATAAGAAACAGAAGGTATGAACCAAAGCCTTTTAAATTAGGTTCTTACTTACCTGAAGTGCATTTTAAAACTGAAATTTTCAAAAACGTTTATGAGGGTTTCAGAAATTGTTCAGGGCAATTCAAAATGGAAATTCCGTTTGTTAAGAATAGCACAAGGGTTATGTTACTACCATCTGTTGGAGGGATACATTCTGTGAATGACAATGAAATTCACGAAAGCATTGGTGATTACGTGTTGTTAGACGCTGATATTGCCTTAACACAATGGGGCAATTAAAATTTCCGAAATTGACGGGGACTTCCTTAGAGCCTTACCTACCAACCTTCACAGAAATGAAAAAGGGGACAAGCTAACCACTTGTGTATGGTAATAAAGGTAAGGATTGGATAATCCGCAGCCAAGCCTCCTTCGGGAGGAAGGTTCACAGACTATAATGGAAACACTTTTTAGTGAAGGGATAGTCGGGCTTTTATTGAAAGATAAAAGATGGGTAAGCATTGTACCCAACATTGTTTATACAATATGGTTTCTTACGTGGAGACCTCAAGATAGTTTTAGACAAGTACTTAGAAATAAAAGACGATAGGATTGAAGCTAAGCACTCAGGGAACAAGAAAAAAGACAAGTTTTTAAAATTAGTCCTTAACAGTAAATTAAATGCTGCATAGTTGAGAAATCAACTATTGAAAATCGGGAGAATTGCTGGAAAATCTTGGAGAAGACAATCAGCAGCCGAGCCAAACTTAGGATAAAGGAGTTTGGAAGGTTCAACGACTACGAGAATGAGCCTAACAATAATTTCTCGCACGAGTACCCGACACCCCACGTGGGTGAAGATATAGTCTGGACTGCGTAAATAACTCAAAAAATAGAAAACGCAGAGGTGAAAGATAAAGAACTTTCACGATAACAAAACGTTTAGTGGATTAGCAGATTGTCCTACATCTTGGCTTTACTCTCCTGAAGAGATTTTAGCTTTGCGTGTAACAGGTCAGCTTATACAGCTTAGGTTCATAGAAGAACTTGCGGAACTTGATGGTTGCTCTGTGTTCTTTACTAATACAGATGGTACAACTGTCAAAATAAGAAAAGACCTTATTCCAGAATATTGTCGAATAGCTAAGTCGATAGAGAAAGAATTTGGTGTTACTTGGGAATTTACAATAAACAAAAAGATGATTTTCTCTAATACAAACTCTTATATATCTTTGATAGAGGAAGAGTTTATGTTGGACGATAATTGTAATTTTATTTCTCATAAAACAGGTCTTAACAAGATAAAAAGGAAAGGCTCTGTATTTAGATATGGTGATGATATTCCTTTAGGTGATAGTGTGAATATGCAAGTTATACCAAAAGCTCTTGAGGCTTACTTTTTGAAAGGTATTCCTTTGACTGAATTTATAGGAAATCCTGAAAAGTATGACTTGACAATATTTGATTATTGTGTTGCTAAAAAAGTTTCTAGGAACTGGGAAGTTTATTGGGGAGACGAGAAAGTTCAGAACATCAATCGTTATTTTTTTGTTAGAACAGGTAGGTATCTCAATAAAAGAGAGGCTGTTTCAAACAGATTTCTACAAATGCACAAGGATTGTGGTGTGGAACTCTTAAATACCTATAACCCTGATAGACATATTACAGATTATCCTATAAATGTGAATTACTATACAGCTATAGCAAGAAAACTTGCATTAGAAATGGAAGTTAGTAAGCGTGAATTAGATTTATTTAGTCAAGATTTTGTCGTAAATTAGTTGCATTTTTGCGACAAAATCTTACATCTTTGAAAAAAATTTGTAAAAAAGTTTGCAAGTTATAATAAAAGTTTGTAATTTTGCCGCGTTTTAAAGATAGTAGTTTATGGAAAAAGATTTTAGCGGCTTACCTATGCCTAAGTTAGTTTTCAAAATGTGTCTGAAAGGTGCGCTAATTGCAGGTTCGAGAGCAAATAAGGTTTTCGATTCTTTCAACATTCTTAACGGGCGAGATGGGATTTTCAAAGGCTTGAACCCTGACTCTGATTGGAACTTACTTGTTCCTTACGAATGTTGGGGCGATGTGAAGTTGTTAATACCTGAAAATGCCACTATTAACTCTTTTGGTGGTTTTAAGTTTAAAACCTTAAACTCTGACGGAAAGACGCTTGTTGAAGTAGATGTTTGGTGCGATAACCCTATCACATACTTGAGTAATGGCTATGATGTCGTTATGGTTTTACTTGACTACAGAAGTAGAAGATTTTTTACATCTTCTTTTTTCTAAAAGATTACAATTACAACAAAAACTATGAAACTAAAAGATGTTAAAGACAAAATAGAAAACTACTTCAGTAATGCGGACCCAGATAATCTCTATGAGAAAGCTCTGAGGAATGGTTTTAAGGAGGTTAAGAAAACTCCTTTAAAACTTTTTGAGGAGTCTTTGAATAAGATTTCCGATGAAGATTTCGCCAAACTTTTAGACGAAATGGAAAACGACCCTGAAGGTTGCGGAATAACTATCGGGGAGTTTGTGGAAAAATTTAGTAATTTAAAAATAATTTATATATAATTTTATGAAACCTGTACAGATTGTAACAATTAAAGCTAAAATACCTCTTTACAAGAAAGAGGATTTAGCAAGCAAGGTGGAACTCATAGCTCTAGAGGAGACTGGGTTCGAAATTGTGGCGCAGAAAGATTTGTATAACATTGGGGACAAAGCTGTTTACATACAGCCTGATTATTGTTTATCAGAAATACCTATTTTCACCTCTTTTATAGCTCCTGATGGAAACGAAGACAGGTCATTGTTAGGTAAAGTTGGTGGAAAACCAAGAAGAATCAGAGCCAAATCTTTTAACTTGTCTAAAGTGCCTAATGGTGAAAAACTTTACTCAAATGGAATATTGCTTCCATTGGAAGAAGTTGTTCATTACATAATGGAGAATGTGAAAGATTACTCTAAGAAGTATGATTCTGTGTATGCTGCTGTTGAGGACGAATCTAATTTAGGAGTGTATAAGTACGAAGAGCCTGAAATTTCAACAGGTGGGTCTATGGGTAATTCTCCTAAAACTTCTTTCAAAACATTTCCTGAAGGTTGGTACAAAACAGATGAGACTAACATCTATAACAAGTTGCATTGTTTAACATTCCCTGTTTATTTATTGGGAACGCAAAAAATTGATGGAAGCTCTATTTCGATTTCAGCTGATAAAATTTGCTCTCGCACAAGAGAAGTCAGCAGATTTGTCAAGAAAGTTGTAGGTCGTAGAAAGAAGACTTGGAAAGAGATATTATTGTTCAGAAAGCCTGATTTGAATATCTATGAAGAGGTTGAGAATGAAAATGAGTTTGTTAAGGTTGGAAAACAATATCAAGACGCTCTAATTGAGGTTGGTGTTACAGACATTGTCTTGAGAGGTGAAGCCAATGGTAAAACCTTTAAAGGTAGTGGTAATGTTCTAAATGCTACAGCTAAGGAAGAGCCAAACATCAAGTTCTTCAGTATAGACAAGATTGAGAATGGGGTTACTAAGAGATTACCTTACGAAGATTTTCTTTTGAAATCAAGTGTTCTCAGATTGCCTGTTGTTCCATTATTGTTTGCTGAAGAGTTCCAAAGTAAAGAGCAGCTAATTGAAAGATGTGAAAGCATTTTTAAAGAAAACAAGAATATGGAGGGTATTGTAATCCGTGACTCCGATTTCAATTTCTCAGCTAAGTTTATGAACAATTATTACGATAGTAAAAAATAAAAAAAAACTAATTATGAGTAAAATTATTTCGTATGCCGACCGTGTGTTGGTTGATTTGACACCTGATGAGAGCGATATGTTCTTGTCAAAGAAACATCTTGAGGGTGTGGTTGTGTCTTGCGGTACAAGTAGTAATTCCGACATTGATGTCGAGGAAGGTGACAAAGTTCTTATAGATAAGAATGCAATCCCTTATGAAACGATTTATGATGGTAAAACATTGTATTTTTTCAGAAAAATAAACATTTTAGCAATAATTAAAGATTAGAGATATGTCAAAGAATATGAACGACAAAGCGAAAAAAGCTGTACAATTAGACCCATCTTTATTTGGGTACAAAGCAGGAGATAAAGTTGAAATCGAAGGTCAAGCACTCTTGCAAATAGTTAATTTTTTAGGTGATATAGCAGGCAAGGGTGTTCAGCACTTGGTTAAATTATCACCGCGTCAAGAGGGAGAAAGTCCTTTAGATTGGGTTACTCGTTCTGCTGAAAAACAGGAGACATTTATGCCGTTGGAATCAACAATTGCATATCGTTTAGGTGCTTACTTGGCAGGTGTTCACGAACAGAATGTAACGACAGGTAAAGCCACTCACATTTCTAAACTTCAACCTGAAGTTGCCAACGCACAGGCTCAAGCTGAAACGCCACAGCCTGAAGCAGTGCAACCTG